ACGCTTCTTGTTTATCAAATGGTTTTACAAGTAACTTAACTATTCTATAAGTTATTAATAAATCAATTGCTCTACTTGCCATTATAGTTCTCCTAAAAGTTTCTTAATATTCATATCCACTTTTACATTATTTAATTCGTGTGGATAAAGATAACCGAGATATATTAATATCGTTTTTAGTTGTGACCAATATACTTTATCTACTTTATATAATAGTAGAGTACAAGCCGCTTCTACACCAAAAACATTTGATAAGACAATTACGTGGTTAACTGCCAATCGTACTTTTATCTTACCAGTTATTCGGTATTTACGAAAGAGCCTTTTTAGATATTTAAATCTTTTAAGGTCATCATAAAATTCTTGCTCTTTAGATAACGTTGGGTTATCATAACTATGTTGAGCAAAAAGAAGCCAATTATCTTTCGTTATCTCTTTGAACATTAACTACACTAATTTAGCGTAGACCTTTGATGTTCCGTTTTTAAGAGTTTCATAAGATACTTCCATCTTTAATCCACCCTCTTTTTTATGAGATATGCCATCATCATTAATATCAGATCCATCAGTGTCTTTACCAAATCTTCCACCGAATTGCTTCACTTCAGCTGTTACTTTTCCACTTTCACCTTCAAGAGCCACAGGATCAACTGTTAAGCCAATTCTCTGTAATTTTTCTCTTAATGTATCAATAGCGTGTTGTGGTTTAATGTACTCACAATCTGCTACTGAACCAACGAAAGCATTAACTCTCTCTAATACAGCAGGTTCGTGTATGTTATGCACACCTATTGAACCATCTTCTACAGCGTTTGATGTAGTAGTTCCAACAGATGCAGCAGTTTTATCTGATCCACTGTACTTCTCTTTTATGTGTGTTTTAAACGTTTTCATTCCTTTTCCTTTACTTATACTTATCAGATTTACTTTTAGTACCATCAGCTCTAGGTATTAACCCTTTTGCTTTTAAATGTGATTTATCAGAGAAACCAGCTTTACCTGACTTGTAACGTTTCATAGCGTCAGCAGTATTAGGTACTGTTTCACCAATAACGTCTTCCTCAAAATCTTTTACATCTTCTTCGATACTAAAAGTTTTAAATCTTTTCATTAACTTGTCGCTAAATTTAGCGCCTTTTCTTTTTCTGATGATATTTTAACATCACCAGATGATAACTTAATTAGTTTTTCAACTTGTTGCATTGCACCATAGATAGCATTTTGATTAGCTTTCATTGTAACTAAATCTTTCTCTACTTTTGCAATACCTTGAGTGAGATTATCAAAATCTTTTTTTAATACCACTCTTTCATTATTTAAAGTTTCCAATTCAATTGCCATTATCTACTCCTAATTATTATGCGTTAATTGTTGCACCATTACCTTCAGCGATTACATACCATTTTGAATTTTTAAATAGTAATGTTACTGACTCACCTTGTTTATTTAAAGTGATAGAAGAATATCCTCCTCTATTTGTTGGTGTAATTGTAACTGCATTTGTGCCAGAAGTTGATATATTGATTATCGTTTTAATTTGTCCATCTGCACCATCTGCTAAAGCACCACTATGTGTTGCTGAAGTAGCGTTTACTAAAGTTGTTGCAGTAGTTACATTAAATGCTGTTGCTGTTGAACCATCGCCTGTAATTGTTTGAGCAGTTTGTGATAACCCTAACCAAGATGGTATATTGTTAAACACATTCTCTGCTGATATTTTTTTATTAATTGGTGTGCCTGACGGATCGTCCACTACGTGGAATAAGTCAGCACTTGCTAATGCGTCACCTAAATCGGTCAACGCCGTTATTTTTTTGTCTGCCATTTTTTTCTCCTGTTAACCCTTTCGGGAATGCTACTCTAGGTATTTTCCTAGATCAATTTACTCATATAGTATATATAAGGGCGCCTGAGCGCCCCTATAAATTAATTTAATTATTACGCTACAACTGTAACTGAACCAGCGGCTGTACCGATAGAAGCCACGTTAGTGATAGTTGCGTTTGTACCACTTTGACCTGTATCTTTGATTGTACCACCGTTTAGTGACATTGCGTTTGCACCAATTACCATTATATCACCAGCATTTGTAGCAGCGTTAGCAGCAGCAATAACTAATGTGAATAGTAATTCGTTAGTAGTTGAACCACTCGCATATGATAATGTGTGTGGACCTCTACCTGAACCTGAACCTTGGTTACCATTTGTAACTGCAAGTTGTGGCGTTCCAGTTACTGTAACTGGTTCGTTGAATCTTGCTCTTACTGACATTGTGAAACCAGCAGATTTATCATAAGTTGTATTTACAAATTCTAATTCTGTGATATTCGCAGAACCCATATTCGCTGACAATCCACCGATTGCTACCAATACTTCTGGATCTGCACTTGTGTTTCCGTTTCCTGATAATATTGAACCAGCTTCTCTAACCCAACCTTTAGTGTTCGCAAATACTTCTTTTTTCTCTGCGTCAGTCAAGTTTTTAGGTTTAATATCGTTTCCCCATAAAGACATATATCTCTCCTTAAATCTAGTCGCTTTAAATCTACGACTTTTTGATTGTTAATTAACGTATATATTTATAAGATTAGAAACCTAGTTTTTTCAACTCGGATATGACTTGACCAGCGGATCTAAATGTAATACCTATACCGCCTTTTTGTTTGAATTGTGATGTGTTTTTCTCGTAATCGTCTATCAATATTGATGGTTGACCAGCGACCATTGCATAATTTTGTTTGTCTTTTCTTCTTACTAAATTAATCTTTGTTTGAGGTAATCGTATATTTGTCTTAACCCAATGTGTCTTTCCAGGTATACAATTCGGATCGTAAGTCTTTTCTAGGTATGCAGATAATATATGTGTATCAAATTTTTTGATGTAATTCCACATTATCTTACCTTGTGGATTCCAAGGCATCGTGTGCCAGAATTTTGTATTATTTAAAACAGGTTGCCACATATCTTTTCTATCTTGTCGCATCCATCTGTCTTTTGACATACCAGTAGTTTTTCTAATGGCTGCACCAAAGTCACATAGAACGCCGTCCATATCACAATAGATTCGTGGTAAATTTTTCATAGTGTACTTAAATATAACATATTACTGACCCTTTGTCAAGTGGAAAAAAGGCCAGTAATAGTGTGATTAATTGATTAGTTTTTGTAGTCAACCTTAGGTTCTACATCAATTTTTGTTTCTTTTGAACCAGTATCAGCAGTTCCCTTTTCTTTCTTCTCATCTTCCGCTTTGTATTGACCCATTCTTTGAGCTTTCATATACTTCGCTTCTGTTTTGATTTTCTCTAATTCTTCAGCTGACATTTTCCATACATTAGCGATTGCGTCTTGTATAGATTCTTGTTTTAATTTAGGTTCTGGATCAACTATTTCTTTTTCACCTTTAGCATCTTTTTTGCTTTGGTTCATATCTTTTGTAGTTGACATATGAGTTTCATTCTTCTCATCTTTTTTAATTGCTTTAGCAATGTCGTGTGCCTTTGTGATAGTAGATTTTTCTAAAGGTGGCTTATCGCCAGTTGATTTCATCGCTTGTGACATACCAACTGCGTATGCGTTATCTACTGCTTCTGTCTTCAGAGCTTTTTCTAAATCTTTTGCTTGTTGACCGTGAGCTTTTACTGCACCTTTTAATTGACCAATCACATCTTTTACAGATGGCTCATCTTTTTTATTTAAGTCTTCACCCATTTCGTTATCGTAATCATCTGCTTCTTTATCAGTTTGTCCACCGTCTTTAGCACTTCCTGGTCTCTTACCAGCGCCTGGTTTCATTACAGATTTACTATGACCTGTCTTGTATGTTCCTCTTGTTTCGCCACCTTGTGGTCCAGATCCTGGTCCACCTTCACTTTTTGCTTTGTATTTGTCATCTATTTTATTAAAGAAATCTTTTTTTTCTTTTGGTGACATAGAGCCGATACCTTTACCAGCTTTGTCTAGTTCTTTTTTAAACATATCTTGGTAGCCTGATTCGTTTTGATGCTTACTCATATTCGCAGCTATTTCTTCAATACTACCTGGTTTCGTATTTAAGTATTTCATTTATTTACTCCCTTTTACTTTAGCCGCTAAATCTTTATCAGCGCCTCCCCAAGTACCTGAGGATTTTGTTATAAAACTATTTACTCTAGCGAATGCCCATTGTTGTTGACTTGCGCCAGGTCTATGGCCTGATTTCCAAGCGGCCATCCCTCGATTATATACTTGCTTCAATATAGAATATGGCATACCACTCTTATCAGCTTTCTTTTGTAAGCCAGCGATTGCCTCTACATAAAATCTTTTTTCTTCTACATTTGTTTCTTCAAACTTACCTGTCTTTTTGTATATCTTGTTTCTAGCAACAGTAGATACAAAAGGTATATTTGCTTTAACTAATTTTCTTAAATCATTTAATTCAATTCTATCTAAATGTTTTGAAAGTTTATTTGCTTGTTCAGGTGATATTCTTTTAGGTGCTGTACTAAAAGATTTTTTAAGGTTAGCAATCATCTGTGAAGTAAACTCTTTTATTTCTAAAGCTTCTTCTATTCCAGCAAATAGTGGTGATTTAACAGTTGACATAGTTTTTTTAAAAACTTTATCTTTATATTGTTTTATCTTTTTCTTTAATACTTTTAATTTAAGTTTATCAGATACTTCATTAACATCATTTTTTAACATCTTTTTAGCAAGAGCTTTATTAGGACCTTTAAGAGCAGCTTTCTTTTGAGCGTCATAATACTTAATCATATCTTTTGCTCTTTGTAATCTTTTATCTCTTTCTGCCTTTGATAACTCTTGTAAATTTTCTTCTGTTACTTCTTTTTTTTCTTCTTTTTCAGCATCTTTTTTCTTTTTAAATTCTGCGTGTGCAATACCAATTGTTAAAGGTACTTCACCCGTTTCTGGATTTGGTTCTGGTTTAACAACTTTATTCTTTTCATTTTCTAATTTTTGTTTTAGAATATTGATTTGACCTTGAGCAGCGATTAATTGTTTTTCTAATGCGTCTTGGTCTTTTTCTTTATCTAATTTAATTTTTAGTTCTTTTTCTTTTGAAGAATCTTTTTCTTTATCTTCATCATCAGCTGCTTCACCAATTAATTTTTTAACCATTGAAGTAGATAGTTTTAATCTTTTCGCAATGTTATCTATACTTTCGCCTTCTTTATTTGCTTTAAATATATCGCTAATCTTTTCGTCTATTTCTTTTTGATTATTGTCTTTGTAATTATCAGTTTTATCTTTTTGAAGGTCTTTAGAAGTATCTTCATTAGCCTTTTTTAATGCATCTTTTACAGATGAATTATTAGACAAACCTTTTTCTAGTTTTTCTATTTCTGCCACAGCCTTAGACATATTGTTTTTAAACTTTTTGGCAATCTCTTTTGCTTTTGAAACTAAAGCAAAACCCTCTGGTGTTTCGTTTACTTCTGTTTCTTCCATTGCTAAATGTTTTTTAAGTTGTGAGAAATTACTACCATCAAAATCTAAATGTTTTTTAGCATACTTAATTAAGTTAGGTTCTGATCCTATAAACTCTACTTCATAATCAGAGTCCATACCTGGACCAACGTGACCAACTCTTACATTAAATGGCATTACTTCTTTTTTTATTACATTGATACCTACACCTGATATATCAGAAATTATTTTAGCTTCTTCTAATTCTTCGTTTTGTTTCATACTAGGGTCGTATGTTAAATAATCTGAAACTGAATTGATATAGTCTTTTGCTTTTGTAATTTTGGATTGTACCCAAGCTTCTAATGGATTACCTTCATCTGATTTACCTTGAAGAGCGCCAGCAAGTTGAGTTGCTTTATCAGCGATGGCTTCTAACTCGCCTCTCGCCATTGAAACTTCGTGGTCTTTATCTTCTTTTTTATAGACTTGTTCTAAAGCCTCTCTCATTGTTTGTCTATATCTACTCATTTTTTCTCCTATAACGCCGAATGCACTGCGTCCCAATTTTTTATTTTTCTTTTCAAATCGTTCATTAATGTTTTTTCTAATCTTTGTCTAATTGTTACAGCGTCATTTCCTATGATAGAACCATAAGTGTCGTGTATTGTTTCTAACGCTTTGTAAGCATCTGCTAATTTTCTATCTTTTAAAATTCTATCAGCAATATATCTTCTTGCTTCAAAGTGATCGTTTTTAGCAGTCTTTGCTCTTATAAATTGTAAATCAGTTTTACTAGCCTCAGCCTCTTGTAAATCTAATCTCATTTCTTTTAAAGTTTTAGTCATATTCTTTTATCTCTAGTTTTAGTTCACCATTACCTTTATGTAATCTGTGAAACTGTTCCTTTTTAATATAATAATTTTGACCTACTTCTAAATCTGTAGGTAACTCATTATCATATTGTAGTTTCCATTCTGTTCCATAAATCACTTTGACAGTTCGGTCTTTTTTGTCCTTGTGCCATATCAATTGTTTATCTTCAATATCTTGTTTGAAGATTCTTTTAAAAGATTTTTTAATTATATCTTTTTCAAAGTCTTCAAATGGTTTGTAATAATCTTCTAACATTACCAGAAGAAATTACCACCACCACTCATACCTAAACTCTTGGCATAACGTGGTAAATTACAAGCCCAATATGCGGCTTTAGTTCTATCTTTTTGCTGATCACATCTGTGTCTAGCAGCAAAACTTTTTCTGGCTTCCTTGTTTTTAAGTTTAACACTTAAACCAGTAGTATCGCCCCAAGTGACTTTCTTAATTTTATCACCATCACGGACAAATACATAAAACTTTTTTGGTCCACCTCTTTTTGGTTTATTAAGTGGTGGGTTCTTTTTGTCTTCTTCTTCAATTGGCATATCTAATGGTACTTGTTCGTTTTCGTAAATACCAAACTCACCAATATCTGTGTCAAGTAACTGTTTATCCCAATCACTTGATACTTCTAAAATTCCATCTCTATAAAGTTCTCTGGCTTCTCTAAACAACTTGTAAAATTCTTCACTATGTAAACGATAGATATTCTCTGCTAAAGGTATCTTATTCTCTACGTGATAGTGAACCGCTTTACTAATTCTATCTGTATAATCACTAAATTTTAACATCAATTTTCTCCATCATTCTTTTCACTACTTCGTCCAGTTTTGAACGCCATTCTTCTTTATATCTTTGTTTATATTTATCTATTGTGGAATCCGAGATTGCCCATTCTTCAATATCTTTTTTCTCTACATCTATTGTATTTTTCTTCACACTAATGTCAGTAGTTTCTGGTCTAGTTATAACTTTTTTGTTATTATCTTCTTCATTACTTGGTACATAATTACCACCTTGATAATTTGAGTCATAACCATCTTGTCCTGGTGTAATAGATGATGTATGTTTCGCATAATCGTGTCCTATATCGTATGCTTCTGGCACACAATTAGGTACTTTTTTTCCATTTTTATCTTTCATACCTACTTGTTTATATCCTTTCCAACAAGCATCTTGTAAATCTTTTCTTAACTCACCAAACATTTTCTTATATTTGAGTGTGTGTTTAGACGGTTTAGTCTTCGCATCTTTGTCACCTGGCGCTGGTTTGTAATCATCTTCATCATCACTTTTCTTATACTTCTGTCTTTTGAAGAAATCAGCTCTCTTTTCTTTATCACCTTTTTTTAAATCTTTGTAATATTTTTTAGGTTGAGTTCCAGGTTTTTTCGCCACTGTTTTATCTTGTGGCGTTTTATCTAAATCTTCTTCTATATTAGATACTGCTTTAAATCCGTAATCTACGTCTAGGTTATATTCTCTCACTTCGACCTCTCTGTCCGCTGCGATAGGAATACAATCCCATATCCATGCTTTGTGTAAATTATTATTGTTATCTTCGAGTACAACATAATTTGTACCTCGTCTTTTTACTTGTCCTTGTATGTCTTCTTTGACATAATCAACTTTATCTCCTACGTTAAAGATCATCTCTCTAACGTATAAATCTCTTATTTGGTTTTGTTCAAACTCTTTTAATGATACTACTGGTTTCTCTGGAGCAGAATGCATCATACCGCCATATGAAGCAGCAAGACTAGGTTTAAGTCCCATACCAACTCTTACAGAACCGAATATTCTATCTACATCTGCTGGGTTTCTATATGTTGCAGGTAAACCTTTTTTAAATGATTCTTTATCGCCTTTGGCAGCGGCATCTCTCATCTTACTTGCTGACATTCCTACTGCACCATCAGCGTCTGGATCTCTATCGCCAGCAGATACAACTTTAATTGTATCAAAATCATAATAGCCGTGACGTGATTTAACTTGATTATATTTTATTAATATATTTTCTTTTCATCTGCTGGCAAAGATAAAACTTTTTGAATTAACTTTTGGTGTCCAATTGTTGGTGGATTAAATCTACCAAAAGTAAATACCATAGA